CGGCGGCACGCGCATCTCGTCGCCCTACAACGGGGCCGGCCCTGACTTCTCCCTGATCGCCAAGCTGGCGGCCAGGCACCCCACCGACGGCGTCGTCATGGTCAAGCGCGCCTCGGTGAGCTCCACGCTCATAGCCGAGGGCACGGGCTGGGTGGGCGACCCGTTCGACAGTGGTGGCCGTTGGGCCAAGTCGGTCAGCGCAGAGAACTGGGACGAGTTCCAAGCTGACGTGACGGCAGCCATGGGTGCCATCAACGGCAGCCCGCCGACGCTGGGCGAGGTCAAGGGCATCTTCGTGGCGTTGGGCACCAACGACATGGCCGTGGCCGGCGGCGGTGACCTGTTCGCCAACGCGCTCGAGCAGTTCGTGACGGACCTGCGCGCAAGCTACGGCACCGCCTCGACGCCCGTGGTCTGGGTGCTGCCGCAGATCGGCACGGACGTGTCCATCGCGGCCGAGGTCACCAAGGTGCGCGCGGCGATCACCAACCGCGAGGCCGCCGACGAGCAGTTCTTCGTCGTCAACATCGACGACCTGCCCAAGCACACCGACCAGATCCACCTTGCGCCGTCGTCGACCATCACGATGGGCGAGCGCATGGACGCGGCGCTTGACTCGTCCGACGAGTCGTTCGTGGTCGAGGACGGCACTGGCAAGAGCAACAGCAACAGCTACGCCTCGGTGGAAGCGGCCGACAGCTACTTCACCAACCGCGAGAACCCGTCGGCCTGGCGCACCGCGACGACGAACACCAAGCAGCAGGCGCTGCGTGTGGCGACGAGCTACATCACCGAGACCTACGGCAACCGCTGGCGCGGCGTGATCGACAGCGACACGCAGGCGCTGGACTGGCCGCGCAGTGGCGTCGTCGATGCCGACACGGGCCTCTACTACGACAACGACGAGATGCCGCCCAAGCTGATCAACGCCACGGCCGAGATCGCCCTGCGCCATGTCAACGGCGTCGACCTGCGGCCTGACGTGGCGGCCGGCGAGGGCAACGTGACCAACAGTTCGGTCACTGTCGGTGCGATCAGCATCTCGGAAGACTTCGTGGGCAGCGCGACGACTGCCAAGAAGTTCCCCATCGTGCACCAGCAGCTGCGCGCGCTGCTCACCGACGGAGGTGCGGCGATGCTGCACCGGGTGACGCGATGAGCCTCGCGGCGCGCATCCAATCCAAGACCCTGGCGGCCATCGAGAAGGTCGGCCAGTCCGGCACCCTGACCATTCCCGGCGCTACCTACAACACGGACGGCAGCGTTACGGAGAGCGCGACTTCGGTGACTGTCACCTTGGGCGGACCCGTAACAGATCAAAAACGCTACGCCGAGACGGGTGCCGACACCCGGGTGACAGCCACCTTTTACGTGTCCGCATCGGGTCTGACGGTCACGCCGACGGTGGCCTCGCGCATCACGGCCGGCGGCCGCACGTTCAGCTGCTACGCCTGCGAGCCGTTCACGGTCGAGGGCACGGTCGTCGCCTACCAGATGGACTGCGGCGAGGTGGGCACCTGATGGCCAAAGACGCCAAGTCGTGGAAGCTCGAGATCGACGAGTTCATGGAGGAGGAGGTCGTCGGCCGCGCCGTTGAGGTGCAGCGGACGATCATGGCGGACGCGCTGTCCAAGACCGTCATGAAGACGCCCGTCGGCAACCGCAGGCGCTGGAAGCGCAACATCGAGCGCGCACAGCGCGGGCTACCGCCGCTGCCCAAGGGCTACGTCGGCGGGCATGCGCGCAAGAACTGGCAAATCACCATCAACCGCCGGCCGACCAACGAGGTGCAGGGCACCGACACGGGCGGCAACCAGACCATCACCAAGGGCATGCAGCGCATCTCGCGGATCGACGAGCCGTGCATCGCCTACCTGTCCAACCTCCTGCCCTACATGGACCGCCTCGAGGGCGGCTGGTCTAAGAGCGCGCCCGACGGCATGGTCGGCCCGACCGTGCGCGAGCTGCTCCAGAAATACAGGCGCATCCGATGACCGACCAGGCCGACATCTTCGACGCCATCCGCGGGCGCTTCGCCACGGAGATCGGCACAGGCCAGTCCATCGACGTGGTCTACGACAACGGCCCGGAGCCCTCGAGCATCTCGGCGAGCTGGTGTCGGTTCATGATCGGCATCGACGACCAGCAGCAGATCAGCATGGGCACGGTGCGCTATCGCATGATGGGCACGGCCACGGCGCGTCTGTTCACGCCGATCGCCAAGGGCGACGGTGTCAGCATCGACCTCGCCGACGCGGTCGTCACAGCCTTTCGGGGCGTGCGTCTCACGTCGCCCGACATCGTATTCACGCCGCCGCCGGGCGTCATCGGCACGGCAGACCAGGAGGACGCCTGGTGCATCCGCACTGTGCAGATTCCATTCCGAGCTGATATGCAACCATGAGCGACTCGAACCGCCTGCGCGTCTCCATTGTGAAGGAGACCACGTTCGGCACCACGCCGTCTAGCCCGGCGATGCAGGTGCTCCAAGTGACTGGCCAGTCCATGCGCGACCGCGTGGGCTACCAGCAGTCCAACATCATCAACGACGACCGCAACGTCGAGGAGCTTGTGCGCCTGAGCAAGAGCGCCGCCGGCCAGCTGCCGTTCGAGCTGATGTTCAGCCCGACCACGGAGGCCCTCGAGCTGCTGCTCGGTGGCACGATGTGCAGCGCGGAGACGGCGGTCTACACCGACGAGTCGGCGACGCTGGCAGGCGGCAACAAGGAAATCACGACGACGGCGGGCACCAGCAACGTAAGCGTGGGCGACATCGTCTACGTGGACAGCGACGCTGGGTCGAACGCGGGATACTACAAGGTGACCGCGGTGACGGCTTCGGCGGTGACGGTCGAGGCCGACGCCAACTTCACGGCCGATGCCACTAGCGTGACCATGACGCGCGCCGCGCGCCGCGTGAATGGCACGGTCGAGGACTCGTTCACCATCGAGGTGGCGCGGCTGGACCTGGGCAAGGCGCAGATCTTCACCGGCTGCGTGGTCAACACGCTGGACCTGACCGTGGCCGACGAGGCCATCGTCACGGGCACGTTCACGTTCGAGGCGGCCAATAGCACGTTCCAAGACAGCGACCTGGGCACGGACCAGTTCATCGCCAGCGCGACCTACACGGACGCCACGGACCACCCGGTGCTGGACAGCCTGAGCGTGCCGGAGATCCGCAGCGCCGGCTCTAGCTTCCCGGCCAAGCAGATCACGCTGAACATCAACAACAACGTGGTGGCGCGCACTGAGCTCGGCAAGCTGGGCGCGCAGTCCATGCGGCAGGGCGAGTTCAACGTGACCGGCAGCTTCGACGCCTACTTCGAGGACTTCACCGAAATGCAGTCCTACGCCGACAACACGACCGGAGCGATCTGGTTTGCGCTGATCGACGCCAACAGCCGGGGCTACACGTTCAGCCTGCCGACGGTCAAGTTCAGCGACGCAGGCGCAGACGTGACCGGCAGCAACACGGACACGATGGTCAGCGTGACGTATCAGGCGACCCTCAACGACACCGAGGACTGCACGACCCGGATGCAGAGGTGGGCCTAGTGGATCTGGCTAGCATTCAGCTCGACGCCGAGAAGCTGGACGGCGGTGTCTGGTGGCGGCTGTCCGTCCGTGACGGGCAGCTTGTGGGCGACCAGGTCGAGCAGCCGGCCGAGGACGTCCCGGCCATCCTGCTGGTCCCGATGGGCACGGCCTACGAGCGGCAGCTCGAGCGCGAGCGTGAGCCCTACATGGCCAAGCTGCGGGACAAGGACACGCCTGCCGACGAGCTCGAGCGGCTGACCCTGCGCACCGCCGCCAAGGCCCTGGCCGCGACGGTCGTGCGCAACTGGCAGAACATCACGTTCAAGGGCCAGGCGGTGGGCTTCAGCCAGGCCAAGGCCGCCGAGCTGCTGGCCGATCGCACGTTCCGCAACCTGCTCGACTTCGTGCTGATCCAAGCCAGCCAGCGCGCCGCGGCGCTGGTGCGCAACGACGCCGACTCCGCGGGAAACTGACAGACGTCCTGCGGTGGCACCTGCGGCACGGCAAGGACGAAAAATACCTTCGCAGGATCGCAGAATGGCGCAAGCGCAAGAACAAGCCCCTGCCGGAAGCCTGGAAGCAGCGGCCGTCTCTCTGGCCCGACTTGCAGCCTATCTGGGATGGCTGGCAGCTTGTAAGCATGGGACGCCCAGTGGGGATGGCGGCCGGCGGGCTGCCGTGGTCGGACCTCTCACACTATGCGGCCGACGCGGGATACACTGGCGACGAGCGTCTGCGCGTGTGTCGCCTACTTCGCGCCATGGACGCCGTCTGGTTGTCACATCACGCCGAGCAACGGCAGGAGCGCAGGGATGCCAACTCTAGAGATCGCGGTCGACGCGCGCGGCGTAGCGACGGGCCTGGAGCAGGCGAACCGGGCGCTGGATCAGACGGCGCAGAAGGCTGACCGGGCCGAGAAGGAAGTCAAGGAGATGGGGCAGAGCGGCCACGAAGCAGGCCGCAACCTGTCCGCAGCATTTGCCGCGACCGGCGGCGGCCTAGCCATCACGCATGGCATCGAGGGCATGGCAAACGGGCTGCGATCTGGCAGCGCGGCCATGACCGCATTTGCAGCTTCTCAAGCTCTGCTCGACTTGGGTCGGTTTGTCGAGGACATGCGAGGCGTCAGTGAGGCCACAGGCCAAGCCACGAGCATTTTCGGCACGCTGGGCAACATCATTCGAGCGCACCCGCTGATGACGATCGCCACCGTCCTGGCCGGCGCGGCGTCGGCAATGGCTGTGTTTGCCGACGACACCGAGGACGCCAACGCAGCGTTCGAGGCGCTGGCCAACAACATGAACAAGGCGCGCATGAGCGAAGGCGCGCGCCAGATGCTGGGGCTGGGCATCGGGCCAGCTGTGCAGCAAAGGCAGCAGGCCGTCGTCTCTCTGGCCGAGATGTTCCAGCCCGGTCAGCCCTCAATGACCTACGGTCGCATGGCCGAGCTCTTGGGCCCAGGCTTTGACGTAGGCCAGCTGCGTCAGATGCAAGAAGCGCGCGGCGTGCGTTTTGCCGAGCAGTATCGGGACCGCACTATTCGTCCGGGTGTCAAAGTCCAAGACCTGCTGCCGCCCGAGGCGCGCACCGTCAGCCGACAGGCTGCGGCTGCCATCCTGCGGACCATCTATCAGCAACTGCAATCACAGGTGCAATCGGCTGGTGGTGCCGCAGCAGCCATGGGGGCAACGGGCGCAGCCGCTGGCTTCATGGGTCCAACGCTGCCCCCTGGGTTTAGCCAATACGCCGACCCGTCCCTGCTGCCGCTGATGCGCGACCGCGCGGCTGCACCGACGCCGGAACCTCTAGGGCCACCGCTACCGCCTGGGTTCCAGCAGTTTGCTGATCCGCGGCTGCTGCCCAGCATTGGATCGCTGGTATACCCTGGACGCTACATGCCCGCAGAGCCTTTGACCGGCGGCATTGGCATGCCGTTCGGCATGGGCTTCGGCATCCAGGCGGGCATGCAGTCGGGCGCGCAGATGCAGCAATACGCGGCCGAGCAAGCCGTGCTGGCGCAGCAGCGCATGGACGAGCTCATCGCACAGGGCGAGCAGTTCGGCCAGACGATCGGCGACGCCTTCTTCCGCGTAGCCGAGGGCACGATGACCGCGCGCCAGGCCATGGCCGAGCTCGTGCGCCAATTCGCGCAGCTCGCCGCGCAGAGCGCGTTCCGCGGCATTGGCGGCGCGGTCGCCGGCGCATTCGCACCGACGCAGACGCAGGAGCTGGCCAACGCTGGCGCTGGTGGCAACGTGACCGCAGGGCTCGTGCCGCGGAGGTA